TTATTGTTATTATTGTTATTATTGTTATTATTGTTATTATTGTTATTATTGTTATTATTATTATTGTTATTAATTATTATTAGTCTATTTTTAATATTTTCATAATCAAAATAATTGATATTATTTCTACATGTTGGACATGAATTTTTTCCTCTATTAAACCAATTATCTAAACAAGATTTACAAAATTGATGGTTACAATCTGTTTTACATATATAATTAATAGATTTATTAGCCATACAAATCGGACATTTATAAGTATTTATATTTACTAGAGAATCATTAATTTCTATTATTTCTTCCATTATAAAAATAATATATATATTTAAAATTAATATTTTAATATTTTAATAGTATGAAAGTATTATCTTTTGATATTGGTATTAAAAATCTATCTTATTGTATAGTTTGTAAAGATACTCAAAAGATACATGATTGGGGAATTATAAATATTTCATGTAATAAAGAATGTGAACATATAAATACAAAAAATAATAAATGTGATAAAAAAGCTACATTTATAAATGATAATATTTTATTATGTAGTCTACATAGTAAAAATAAAAAATATAATTGCGTTAAAAAATATAAAAATAATCAAAATACTATTTTTAATATTGGATTATTATTATTAAAAAAAATTAAAGAAAAAGAATTTAATAAGTTTAATATAGAAGATGTATTATTGGAAAATCAACCATGTTTAAAAAATCCAACAATGAAATCAATACAAATGATATTATATAGTCATTTTTTAAGTGAATTAATAGATAAAAATATTATTAAAAAAGTAGAATTAATAAATGCACGAAATAAATTAAAAGCTTATAAAGGAGAACCGATTAATTGTGATATTAAAAATAAATATAAAAAAACAAAATATTTAGCAATTAAATATTGTGAAAAAATGATTATAGAAGATAATCAAATATTTATAGATTTATTTAATACTTCAAAAAAACAAGATGATTTATCAGATAGTTATTTACAAGCAATTTATTATATTAATTTATTATATTAATTTATTAATATTATAATTTAAAAAAAAATATATATAATTATATAAATGTCTTCTAATTCTATTTATTCTTCTACTTTTACAGAAATTGAATTAAGTATTATTGCTATGGTTTTATATTTATTTATAAGTCCAATTCATGGTATAACAAAAATTACTAAACCACTTAAAAAAATATTAAAAATTAAATCTAATACTTCATTATTACTATTTACAGGATTATTATTTGGTATAATTTATCATTTTAGTATACAATATATTTTGACACCAATATATAAACAAATAAATAATAACAATAATAATAACAATAATAATAATCAATTTGTTTAATCAAATGTGATTTTAACAGTAACATTATTTTTATTTAATCCCCTTGAAGCAGATTTAGATAATTCTTGCCTTTTTTTTCTAGATTTATTTTGTAAATTTGAATTTTTTGTTTTTTTAATGGAATGATTCATATCATTTTCTATTTTTTCATAATTATTTTTTATATATTCAATTACTAAATTATCAATCGCCCATTTAAAAAAATTTAATTGACCGATTGTAGTTGATATTTCAAATTGTTTACATTGAAAATTAATTCTATTTCTTCTGCAAAACGGATCAAAATTTTTTTTACTATAAGATTTTAATTGTGATTTATAAGATTGGTATATATTTATTTGTTTAAAAAGTTCATTTATATTATTATGATTTATAGTTATTTTCTTAGTTGGTGTAATATATAAAGGATAATGTATATTAAATTTTTTTGAATAATTTGTAACAAACCAATCTATTATTCTTAATGAAATTTTATTTGAATATAATATATCATTTAATCTGTCTATATTTTTATCTACATTATAAAATTCTGTTAATGATTGATATAGTAAAATATCATTTGTAATATTAGGTTCCATATTTTTTTTATAAATATTATTAAATTATCTTTAAATTATCACAAAATAATATTTTTTCCCTTAAATAACAAACAAATGTTAATCTAGTATATTTTGTATAAATCCCTTCTGTTCCAATTTTTGGATTATCTTTAAATTCACTTTTAAGTTTTTTATTATATTCAATATCTTCTTCTGTTTCATATATTTTTGTATTTGCATGCCATTGATGAACATCCATAGCAGCAAAATCATTATTTCTTAAATCAATAGCTATTCCAAATTGTGGAAATACTGTATAACCTCCATGATATTTACCTTTTTCAATAACTGTTAAATTTCCAAAACCATCTTTAAAATCATTTCCATCTTTATGTAAAGCAGTTCTAAAATTTCTATTTATAGTAACTGTTGAAAATGATGTATTATCTATTTTTAAATTTGGTTGTTTATTTGCTCTATCTAATTGTTTTTTATAATTATCAGGTGTTAATTCTTTAAACAACTCATCTATTCTTTGTAAGAATGGTATGCCTTTTTTATATTGTTCAAAAAATACTTTTGTAAAATGAGTTAATCTACATGGTAATTTTACAAAACTATTCATAGATTCATAATATCCAATTGGACTAGATAAAACTTGATTATTTACTTTCATCTTACTTTTTTCTCCTTTTTTATTTATATATTTAGTCCACCATTTAATAGTATCAACTACTTCTCTTTGTTTCCAATATACACTTTCTAAATTTATAGGTCCTGATGCAGCACCCCTCCCTCTACTTGGTCTTGCTAAATCTTTATAAGAATCCCAAGCTAAATTTATTAATTCATCTGATATTACATTTTTTCTAAATTTTAATAGTAATTTTTTTTCATTATTTTCATCTAGATAGTATACATCAGTATCACTATTTATTATAGGATATTTAATAAATGAATCATCTATCCAAGTTCCCTCTAAATCAGATACTTCTTTATCAGTCAATATTTTTTTAATAATAAGCACTTTAATCATATTATTAAATAAAGAGATTAATATTTTAAAATATATTACTTTTACTCATATATAATAATACTATAATAATTAATAGTATTACAATTACACATCTATAAAATATAGAATTATTTATATTCTTATTATTATTATTATTGTTATTCTTATTATTATTGTTATTATTGTTATTATTGTTATTATTGTTATTATTGTTATTATTG